CTTCCGATCTCATGGATATATGACTTTTGTCATATATCCATGTTACTTTGTTTCAATATTGAACTATTCTTAGATTTTCCTTGCAATACCCTCGTGATGAAAATCCGAGGATTTGTGTATGGAAATGCCTTTGTTACTATTCAATATTAGGGATAAAGTTCGGTGTGTTTGTTTTCGGAACTCACATCATTATTTCACCAAGTCTGAAATGTTTTCTATAACCCTGTGGTGTTATCGTTTATTCTTTTGGGAGAAGGAATTACCACTTTAGGCTTGAGATTTATCTCAGGCCATACAGTCAGTGATGACTTTAAATATCTGCTCTCCCCCTCGTAAATAGTTTCTCAATTAACTATTGTGCTATTAATTGAATTGCATTTAAACTATCTGTTTCTCTATATTTTATATCGAGAGTAAGCGTGTGGATTAAGCACCCTAGATCACTTACATCTCTCCATATGGTTTCTATCTTTTACTCGAAAAATTTAAAATTTACAATTGTATATATAGTCAAATAGGTTTGTTCAGAACTCTGAATCTGACATGGGACTACCTATTGTATCACGCAAGTGAACAGTCCGGGTATGTTGTTTATACCTTCAATTTCTTGGAAATAAAAACAACACAAAATCTCCTTGGCAGACGATTTAAAACTCCTGAGCTATCATCTATGATTTAAATAGAATTTAAATAAAATTTCAACTACCATGGCTACAATTAACGAGAAAACGATTAATGCGAAGTGCGGCAGATATGGCCCACAAAAAATTTACAAATGCTACGAATGTTTTTGGATTCAAATGAATTCGGACAAGTGTGAATGCTGTAATTCTTACTATGTCGCTGAAGTGAAACAAAAAATGATTAAAAAGAAAAATAAAAAACCAAGTTTCATTTCTGATATGAAAGAACTTAAGAAAGATCTCGCAATTGAAATTTCGAAACAAACTCGAAATATGTGTTGCGAAGAGATCTTACAACATACTGTTGATAAGATCGCAAATGTACCTGCAAAGGTAATTCAACTAATGCCTCTTTTTGGTGCTGCACCAGTTGATGAGGATTATGTTGATGAAGATAGTTCTATCGCTGATGAAGAATTTTTGAGTGATGATAATCATTCAATTTCTGATAGCGATGAACAAAATTTGGGTCAACAAACCATCTTTGATGGTAAAGATATGACCAAAAAATTCTGGAGTTTTGCTGAGAGTGATTTTTCATTTCTCTTGCAAGCTACAGAAATTTTGAGAAATGGAGTTTCTCAAAAAGAAGCTGAAGCTTCCTTCTTCTCTAAGATCTGTAAGAAAATTAAATTTGACGATCCAACTATGGATAAAGTCAAATTAGTAGAAGACCTCTTTTGTGTTTTTTACTTTGTTTACAAAATGCATTTGCAAAAGATCTATCGTAAGGATAAAAAAGATTGTATCAAATTTGTTGATATTGTTGAAATTTGTCTACTTACTTTTAAGATAATGAGCAAAGATAGTCTGATCACTATTGGTAGTGATAAGATGAGTAAATTTGTGAACAAGATTCATCAGATTTTTGGAAAGAAAGAAGAATTTCAGTTTGAGGTGCAATCAAATGAATTTGATTTCCGTTCAATGAGAGATTTACTTGATAATTATGATCTTTTTAAAGGATCCATTTTGGTCAAGAAGATTTACAAGTTGAGCATGTATTTGATTTCAAGTTCTTTGTTTGCACGTTTGGGTGTTGGTTTATCTGATTTAGGATACAATCAATTTGAGCGTGAAGCTATGAAGAAGAAGTATTATCTTGGCCCTGATTTCATTCATTGTCTTTTTGATACTATTATCTTTTTATGTGAGAGAGGTTATCAGTCTCTACAAACAGGTTCATTTCAACCTTTCCTTTATACGGAAAAAAGTTACGTTGAATTTGTTGAACAAGCTGAATTACTCAAACGACAATCACGATTACTTCAAAATCCTGAAGCTCATGGTTTCAATGAAAGTTCCTTTCGAGCTGATTTGGACAAAGCAATTGAACGGGGTGATACTATTTGTCGATATACTATCAAATTAGATGTATCTGAGAAACGTTTTCTGCGCTCATTGACAAACGAACTGCAAATGATCAAATGTGATCTATGCACACGTGCTGCTGCACGTGAACATCGCACTCCACCATATTCAATTTTGGTGAGTGGCGATTCTGGAATAGGCAAATCAACAATTAAGGATATGTTGTTCTACCATTTTGGTAAAGTGTGTGATCTTGATGTTGATAAAACATTCTGTTACACTCGCAATCCTGTTGCTAAATTTTGGGATGGTTTTACGACTTCCCAGTGGGCAATCATTCTCGATGATGTTGCCTTTATGCACCCTAATAAGGCTGCTAGTGGAGATCCCTCGTGTATGGAATTTCTACAAATCATTAATGCTGTTCCCTTTGTACCTGATCAAGCTGATCTCAATGATAAGGGACGTACTCCTTTGAGATGTAAATTGTGCATAGCTACTACTAACACTAGGAACCTAAATGCACACCATTATTTCTCTTTCCCATCAGCTGCACAACGACGATTTCCATATGTTGTTGTTCCAACTGTTAAAAAAGAATTTACTACTGAAAGTGGTATGCTTGATTCAGCGAAAACTCTAAATATCTCAGGAGAATATCCAGATTATTGGAGTTGGAAGGTACTGCGCATAATGCCAACTAAACGTGGTTTGGCTACTGAAGAAACAGTTTTGGAAACTGATGATGTTTGTGAATTCATGCAATGGTACACTAAGAGCATACAAGATTTTAATCACAATCAAACTGTTGTTGAGCAATCAATTGATAGTTTGAAAGAAATTGTCTTGTGTAAGTTGTGTTATTTGCCTGTGAAGAAATGTACTTGTGACATTCAGAGCGGTGGTTCTGCTATAATTGGAGCTTATCTTTTGCATGTCCTAAATTGGACCATAGTGTTATTCTTTTACAATTGTGTGATGGGATATATAAACTATTATGCAAGTGTTTTTTCCATCCACACTACAATCACCAATTGGTTTTGGTTCTCATTACCTGATTCTGTCAGACAAGGAATAACGACTATCCGCGCAAGTCGCATTGGAAGAAAAGTTGAATCTTCGTTAAATTTCCAAACGTTTGTGACTATAGGATTTTGGATGACTTTTGTCTACAAGATTTACAAGCTGACATACAAGAAAAAGGTTCAATCTTCTGAAGGATATAGACCAGAAGCGAGAGATCGGGAGCGTGAGAATGTGTGGTATAATGATTCATATGATTTATCATCATTTGATATGACACCACAGAGTACAAGTTCCAATGGTTTGTCTCGTGACGATTTTATGTCAATGATATCGCGAGAATTGGTTCATATTGTAGTTACTACTGAACGTAATACTATGATCACAATCAAAGCAACATGCTTACGTGGTCAAATTTACTTTACCAATAACCACAATATACCGAATTTTGAGACAACAACTGATCTTGATGTTACAATGCAGAGCACAAAAGATGGTGTGACTACCAATCTTAGATGTGTATTGGCAAATTCAGATATTATCGAAAGAAATGTCAAAACTGATACGATTTTCTTCTATCTTAGAGGTTTACCACCAAAAAGAGGAGTTGAGAGATATCTGTTACAAAACGATGTGGCACTACGCTTAAATGGGTGTTTATTATCACGTGAGGGAGATGGTTCAGTTACAAGAAGAAATGTTTCTCGAACTTTCCAAACAGCCTTTGTAGGCAGTGGGAAAATACGAGATTTTAACAGTACTATCATTGGTGTTACTAATGAAGGTGTACCCACGATCGATGGAGATTGTGGTTCTTTACTTGTAATTGAATCACCCCTTGGTTTCTTCGTGGCAGGATTTCATGTCATTGCTCAGTCTGGAGTAAACAGAATTTTCTCTGTTCCAGTAACTGCTCAAACAGTAAAATGTGTAGCAGAGGCTCTCAAATTTGAGATCCAAAGTGGGATACCCACATTATCTGCTAAATCAGCAGAAAGAAGCATTGGAGAGTTATCTCATAAATCTATTTTTAGATATTTTGATAGTGGCTCTGCAGCAGTCTATGGAAGTTTTACCGGCTTTCGTAGAGCTGGGAAATCTAGAGTTGAGCTGACTCCTTTGGCACCTATCCTAAGCAAATCAGGTTATAAGATTAAATTCGGACCACCTGTAATGCAAGGATGGGAACCTTGGCGAATTGCCGCTCAGGATATGATACATCCAGTTGTAAACATCAACGGGGATATTCTGAAAGATTGTGTTAATTCTTTTTACGAGGATATTGTTGGAGGTTTATCTTCCAAAGATCTGAATGAATTGCATATATACGATGATTTCACGGCTATCAATGGCGCAAATGGGGTTGCTTATGTTGATAAGATCAACAGAACAACATCCGCAGGAAATCCATGGAAGTGTTCAAAGAAGAAATTTATGACTGCTATCCCGGAAATGTACGGTATGCAACATCCCGTTGAAGTTTCTGATGAAATTATGGATCGAGCTATGCAAATAGTGTCGACATATAAGAAAGGCGAACGCGCTTATCCAAATTTTTGTGCACATCTTAAAGATGAACCAGTTTCATTCAAGAAGATTAAAGCCAAGAAAACGCGTGTTTTTACAGGAGCTCCTTTTGATTGGACAATTGTAGTGAGAAAGTATTTACTTTCTTCTATTAGATTGATTCAAAATAATCGGATGACTTTTGAAGCTGCACCAGGAACTGTTGCTCAATCTTATGAGTGGCATCAGATGTATGAATACATCACAAGATTTGGAGAAGATCGTATCATAGCTGGAGATTATAAGGCGTTTGATAAGCGCATGTCTCCACATTTCATTTCAGCAGCTTTTGATATTTTAATCAAGTTGTGTAAAAAGAGTGAAAATTATGATGAAGATGATCTTATGGTACTTGAAGGTATCAAAAAGGATACAGCTTTCCCATTGGTTGATTTCAATGGTGATTTGGTACAATTTTATGGATCTAATCCATCAGGACACCCTCTTACAGTGATTATCAACAGTTTGGTGAATTCATTGTATATGAGATATGCTTATCACTTGTTGAATCCGAATAGTGAGGTGAGAACCTTCAGAGACAATGTGAGTCTGATGACTTACGGTGATGATAATATTATGAGTGTTGCACGACACAATTCATGGTACAATCACACTACAGTATCTGCTGCTTTTGCAACTATGGGTATTACCTATACTATGGCAGACAAGGATGCAGAATCTATTCCACTTATTCACATTCGTGATGCTTCTTTTCTCAAGAGAACTTGGAATTATGATCATGATGGTGGTGCATATTTTGCACCTTTAGATCATTCATCAATTGAAAAAATGTTGATGGTTTGGGTGAGATCCAAAACTATATCAACTGAAGAACAAATGTTGGCTGTCATTACATCAGCTGTACGAGAGTACTTCTTTTATGGACGGACAGTCTATGAAGAGAAAATCGACCTTCTTAAAAATCTGGTTAAACAGGTAATGATAGAAGATTGGGTCTTAGAGACCACATTTCCCACGTTTGATCAATTGGTCAAAGAATTTTGGGAAAATTCACGTCGCGTTTGCGGCAAAGATGTAGTTGATCAGTTGACTACAAAAATAAAGGTGTTTAATCTACCATCTCAAACCAACTAAGATTAATAAAATACAGTTACTGTGTATGTTAAACTAAATGTACTTTCATAACGACATACAAGCGTGGGTATTTTATTTAACTCTGCCTGAGCGTTCCTCAAAATCCCTATTTAGGGAAGGGTTTGGCTGAACCCAGTAAGAAATGTACAATTTCACTGTAATGTATGAGTCTGCAACAGTGATCTTATAATTGACTTGCGAAACAATTTAACAATTACTTTGTGTTCGAGGAGTGTACCGCGGAAGGATACACTTTCTTAAAGAACGAAGCTTCCAAACCTTTGAAGAAAGTAAAACTTGAACGACAACCTAGTTTGTACATTGTACAATCTGGAGAAATGCAACGTTCAGATAGTGTTGGAAGTAGCCTATCTGAAGCAATGGGAGAGGAAAAGATTCAACAAGAAATTGTTGGATTCGATGATGCTCATCCAGGAGTGGATAATGATCTACGTTATGACATGAGTTATCTACGTGGAGATACATCAACAGGTGCTGATTTAGCTGGTTTCCTAAGGAGACCAGTAAATATCTATCAAAAAGATTGGTCTCTTGGTGGAACACTTGATTATGCGACATCACAATTTAAACCTTGGCATTTATTCTTCAATCATACTGCGATTAAGAAAAAATTGGATAACTATTATATGTTGAAGTGTAATTTAAAATTGAAGTTGGTTATTAATGCCTCACCGTTTTATTACAGTGGAGCTTTGATGACATACCAACCATTGACTCAGTTTAATCCCACTATTACTACTCTTGGTGGTTTGCGAGAGTTGGTTCCCTTCTCTCAAAGACCTCATATTTATTTTTATCCACAAAACAATCAAGGAGGAACAATGACATTACCTTTCTTTTACCATAAAGAATGGTTGGATGCGACTAGTTCGCAAGATCTTCAAGATATGGGAACTGTTACTCTGATGTCTTTAGAAGAGCTGCGAAACGCTAATGCTGTTGTAGGTACGAATTGTACGATTCAAATTTACGCATGGGCAGAAGATCTACAACTTGCTGGTCCAACATTACAGTTGGCCGTACAATCGAGTGAGATTCCTATTGTACATTCCAAGCGTTATCATTGTGCACATGCTATCAAAGACATTTATCAAGTGTCTCGTATTGTCGCTACTGGTATAACTCTAACCAATTTCGTTGTTCAATCCAAGGAGATGAAACATAAGGGAAAGAAAGATGAATATCATCATGAAGGTACAATATCTAAACCAGCTTCTGCTATTGCAAAGTTGACGGGTCAATTGAGTAATGTGCCAGTCATAGGACCTTTTATGACTGCTACTTCAATGGCAGCAGATGGTGTTGCAGGTATTGCGAATCTTTTTGGATATACTGATGTTCCTGTTATTGATGATGTTCATGAATTCAAAAATCAACCTTTTCCTCAATTTGCTGCAACTGAGATAGGTATTCCCATTGAGAAAGCAACAATTGATGCCAAAAATGAATTGTCTATTGACCCAAAGATTACGTATCATGATACTGGTGATGAACTTGCCATTAAGAATTTGGTAACTCGAGAATCCTTTATCAATACATTTGATTGGGATGCTTCAGATGTTGAAGGGACATTACTTTTCAATTTCGGTGTGAATCCATCTATTCAGCGTGTCAACGTTTCCACTGGTTCTCGTCAGCTCTATCAAACTCCTATGGGGTATCTCTCTCGTTGTTTCAAGTATTGGAGAGGGGATATTAAATTCCGTTTCAAATTTCTGGCATCTCAGTATCATCGAGGGCGCGTGCGTATAACATGGGATCCTCATGGTGACTTGAGTGGAACAGCAGATACCACCACTACGTGTTACACAAAGATTGTTGATATCACTGAGAATAGTGATGTCACCTTTATTGTGCCTTACACACAACCAACAGCTTATCTACCTGTAGCTACGGATTTAACGGAAGAGCACAATTCGGGTGTTTCGATTTTTCCTGGACAAGTCTTCAATAATGGTATCTTAACTATGCGTGTATTAACAGAACAAACGTCACCAGTAGCTTCTGCAACAATTACGGTTGCGGCATTTATTAGTGGGTGTGAGAATTTGGTTTTTGCAGCCCCAGAGGAACTTAATGCTAATATGTCACCATATATTGTCCAATCTACTGAAGTTGATTATGATGCCAGTAGTAATGAAGAATATCAATTAGGTTTGAAAGGTTCATCACCCTATCCTGGATTAAATCTAGTGTATATGGGTGAAAGTATAACTTCTATGCGACAATTATTGAGAAGAACAACGAGTACTGGATATTATCCATTTGATTATACATACAGTGCTTCCAATAAATTGGTGATATTACGTAGTTTTATCAGACGTGTACCTATATTTCCAGGTTACGATCCTAATGGAACAAGTTCCGCCAATGGTATAGTTGTAGCAGGAGCTAAAACTTATAATTGGACTGCGTGGTCATATAATGCTTATATGTCTCTTTGCTATATTGGTCATAGAGGAGCTATGAATTGGCATTTAAATACTTATACCACACAAAAAGCACGAAATCTTACTATTGGTAGAGGTTCTGAAAATCTATCAGCTGGTAATTATTCACTCTCTTCAGGTACGAGTTCATCTGGCTTTGGTCATGTTGATAGAGCTATGAGAGGTAATGTTAAAAGTGGTCAAATGGGTATTTCTTTGACCAATCAAGAAACTCAGGCTGCTGTATCTATCAGTATGCCTATGTATTCGCAATATAAATTCCATTCAAATGCAGCAGCCACCCGTACTGAGGGTGATACTGCGGATGGAACAACTGATGATTGTGTGGTAGCTACAGCAGCTTTCACACCTTCGGAAATAACTGATTTCACAAATGGTGGATTCAATTATTATTCGTCAATTGGTGCAGATTATACTTTTGTATTTTTTCTTAATGCACCTATGTTGCATCTATATGATACAACACCCGGTCCTCCACCATAGAGGACTTTTTAAAATCAAGTGGGCGATGCTTGATCTCTTTTTTAAAAAGAGTTTCGCGTTATAACAAATCTGAAATGTGTAATCCAATTTATTGGATGCCTTACGATGGGGTTTTTAATTTTTAACCATTTCAGATTTGTTTCTGAAGTGGGGAATTTTATAATTTTACCCAGACGGAGGTCGCCACATTTTCGAATTGTGTAACGGTGTAGTCGCCAGATCGGAAG